CCCCCCCTGTGCCAAAGACTATCTGCTTGCAGGCCGCCTGCAAGTAGACAAGGAAGATCGTAGCGACATTTATCCGGCCGTGCTGCTGTACGGTTGCGGATGCTGGTCGCTAGTCATTCTACTCTCAAGCGCGGTGTGGTTGCTGTGGTAGGCATTCCTAAGTCCGACTTGGAGGCCCTGTCAGAGCAAAATCCTGAAGCCCTTCTGGCTGACGGCTTTGAGGCTGCCTTTGTGGGGTATGGCTACGTCTGTAACAACAAGCCGTTGGCGATCTACGACGAAGAGGAGTGCATCCAAATCCTCGTTGAGCGCGACGGTATGACCGTTGGTGAGGCGATTGACTACTTCTACTTCAACGTCAAGGGCGCTTTCGTTGGCGACGGCACACCTATCTTTATGACGCCAAGGACGCGGTCCTCCGATGAATGAGTATCGGTTGCACGGTCCTCCGGGCACCGGCAAGACGCGGGCTCTCGCTACGCGCTGGGTGCCCAAGGCTGTAGAGAAGTTCGGCCCCAAGGGCGTTGTGATTTGCTCTCTCACAAAAACGGCGGCTACTGAGATTGCCGCAAGGGACCTCCCCATCCCTCAACACAACGTCGGCACGCTTCACGCATTAGCTTTTCGTTCTTTGTCGCGCCCAACCATCGCAGAGGGGCAGGTCGCTGACTGGAATGACTTAGAGCCTTCATTCAAGTTGTCGGGCGGAAAGCCCTCTATGGACGAGCCTGAGATTAGGCAGGACAAAAACAACCGGGGCGATGAGTTGATGGCGCTTGCCCAGGTCTACCGTCACAACCGCATCCCCCGCGAAGCCTGGAGGCAGGACGTTGCCGTCTTTCAGAAGCGGTGGGAAGACTGGATGGACGCGGAGGGTCTTGTCGACTTCACCGGCCTGATGGAGTTGGCGCTTGAGGAGGTCACCTACGCTCCAGGCAACCCCGACGTCTTCATCGTAGACGAGGCCCAAGACTGCTCTGTTTTAGAGCTTGAGCTTGTTCGCAAGTGGAACTCACAGGCGCACTACGCTGTGTTGGCGGGCGATGGAGACCAGGCCATCTATGGCTGGAGAGGGGGCTCTGCTCGCGCGTTTTTGTCTCCAGACATCCCTGAGGAGAACAACTATCACTTGACCCAGAGCTATCGGGTGCCCCAGGCGGTTCACGCGATTGCAGCCAAGTGGATTCAGAAGGCGTCCTACCGCTACGCCGTGGAGTATCTCCCGAGAGAGGAGCCGGGGTCTGTTGACTACTCCCAGGGAAACGGTCGCCATGTGGCCCCGCTGGTTGCTGAGGCCGTAGCCGACCTGGAGCGCGGCAAGAGCGTCATGATCCTTGCCACATGCGGCTTCATGCTGCGTCCTCTCATAGCTTCTCTAAGGGCCTCTGGCGTGCCTTTTCACAATCCGCATCGAAGCACTCAGGGAGCGTGGAACCCCCTCCGTGGCGGCGCACAGAGGCTCCTGTCGTACCTGAGGCCCGACCCAAAGGCGTTCGGCGACAAAGCTCAGCTCTGGTCGTGGGCAGAAGCCAAGGCATGGACTGAGATTGTGCGCGCCAAGGGCGTCCTAACACGGGGGGGCAAGTCTTGGATCTCAACCCTGAGCCAAGACAAGGAGCGTTGCTTTGACCGCATGAGTTCAGAGGACGGTCGAGCAGCCTTTGGAGACTGCTGGGACACGCTTCGGGAGGCGTTTGCCCGTGGCCGATCCCTTGAGTGGCTCGAAGAGAACCTTTTGGCGTCTCGCAGGCAGTCTATGGAGTATTCCATGACAGTCGCAAGGAAGCGGGGCGCCAAAGCGCTCAAAGAGGAGCCCAAGCTGACAGTAGGCAGCATCCACTCTGTGAAGGGCGCCCAGGCGGACACCGTCATCTTGCTTCCAGACATCAGCCCTTCGGGCATGAAAGAGTGGTCTAAGCCGGGTGACTCTAAAGATGGCATTATCAGGACGTTCTACGTCGGGATGACTCGCGCTAAGGAACGTCTGATTTTGGGCGGTCGCTGGTCTCCGTATTCGGTCGATTGGAGAATGTAGATGCCTGATGAGTTCAAAAACGTCGCGCGCAGCCTGCGCGTGCTGGTGCCCCCTATGTGGCCCATCTTTGTCCGCAGGATGAACCTGCCGGACGGCGACCACGGCGACTGCACCTTTATTCGCGAATCCAAGAAGGGTCCTCACTTTGTCGTGCGCCTAAATCGGGAATTGTCGGAAGATGCTCTCATCTTTGCTTTGATTCACGAATGGGCTCATGCACTCTCGTGGGGTGCTGATACTCACCGCATCGCAGATCACGGCCCTGAGTGGGGGCTTTCAATGAGCCGGATCTGGCAAGCCTTGCTAGAGGACTGATATGCCCCACGAAGAAGAGCCTCGAATCCTTGATCTGCGGGCGTACCCGCTGATGACGAACCCAGAACCGGGGTGGGCATACTCCTCTTACGTTATGTGCCCTCTTTGCCACATCCCCTTTGTTCGCCTGAAGACGCCGGTCAGAAACCTTCCTTCCCAAAAGGAGCCCGACGAGCGAGATCTTGTCATTCCCGCTGAAGCGATGTGCGGATGCACATTTGAGCTTCGCTTTGGCACCCAGGCAGAAAGCACGTTCATCACCCACACCATTATCGAACCATGCACCACAGACGAGTAAAGCTACCCGGCGAGTTGATAGACTTCGGTCTTTCGCACTTCGCGCGCGACCTTAGACATCGCTGGTATTGGCGCGTCTACAAGTCCTTTTTGGGCGGAGACGACGTTTTGATGCAAGAGTTCGGGAACCTCTCTCAGCTCAAGGGCTGGGTAGAAGATTTAGAGCGCGAAAAGGCACAAAGGCCGCAGTCTGCAAGCAAGTTCTAGTGGCTAGGTCGAGAATCATTGGCATTGACCCCGGAATCACGGGAGCCATTGTCGTTTTGGACGACAGCGGGTCCATTTCCCGGTGTATTCGCACTCCGATCTACACTGACGGCAAGAAGAAGCACTACGACATCCCTGGTATGCGCGAAGTTCTGATGCGGGCAGTTCACGACGCCGGGGAGCCCCTTGCAGGCATCGAGAAGGTGGGCACGCTTCCCAGAGATGGGCGCGTTGGAGCTTTCAACTTCGGCATGGGCTACGGCTTGTGGCTGGGGTTGCTGTCCGCCCTGTGCATTCCCTATATCGAGATAACCCCTCAGCTTTGGCAGAGCCGGATGCTTGCGGGTCTTCCGCGAGGGCCAAAGGTCAAAGCGAGCGCTGTTCGCGCTGCAAAATCACTCTTTCCACACATCCCCATAGGGGTCAAGGCAGATTGGGGGATGGCCGACGCGGCCCTCATCGCCGAATACGCACGTCGGAGAGATCTAGGAGTACATTAGATGGACATGAGCACTTTTTTCTTCGGATTCGTCAGCGGCGTTGTCGCTTTGTCCCTTCTGAGCGTGCTAGTTCTGTTTTGGTGGATGAGGCCGTACCTAAAAGACGCCCGGAACAGGCTCAAGAAGGAAAAGCAGACCGAGCAGGAGCAACTGCGTCATTTGTGGGAAAAACACTCGATGGAAAGCGCTCTTGGGGCTAACGACCTTGCCCATGTATGGAAGTTTTCCCCGAAACGGCGTAAGCGCTAACGCTTCTCGCGCATAGCCTCTTCGTAGAGGGCAAGACGGTCACTTTCAATCTCGAAAGTGGTCCAGCGCTCTCCGCATCGCTCGCATTCGCGACGACGCCTAACGGCGCCTCTGTCGTTGTCGGGCCGGGAGTCCACGACGCGCGTCTGCACGCTACCGCAATACGGGCACTCGCAGCCGCTCGACATTAGCGTCGGGCTCTAGGCCCCCCGCTTTTCCACGCTGACCGGGCCGTCTTCAACCCGTCGATGTGGCTTTTCAGGCCCCTAAGGCGACCAGAGAGCATGGTTTGCTTCTCTTCAGAGCATTCATCCATCGAAATCGCAGACTCGATGGAGAACACAGCGTTTTCGCAGCGCACAAGGTCAGCGTCAATGCGTCGAACCTTGTTTTGAGGCGTGTTACGCATCGAACTTTTGTCTTTGGCCTTTCTCTTTCCCATTAGACGAAGAATAAGCGTTTATAGGCGTTCTGGCGACTCAGGGTAAGCAACCAGGCGTCTGCATGGTCAGGTGAACCACCAAAACGGGCGCGGATCTTGTCCTTTGATTCCATTTTTAGGAATCCTCGCTCGTTGTACTCATAGTTGGTCCAGCCAAGCTGACGCCAGATGCTCTTTCGGTAGTCGCGCGGTATCGAGAACTGCCCATTCATCAGGCCCATGCGGCCGACCCAGTGAATTTCGGCTCTTCGGTTGAGGATCTTCATATCCGTACCGATCAGCCAGTTCCAGTCGCCCACTGGCTTACCACCAAAATCCACCGGGTCGCACGCTACATCCGCTTCTCTCATGCGGTCTACGACACCTGCACCCAGTCCATCGACATCGACGTGGATGTTCTTGCCCTCAACATTCCACTCCTTCGCTAGTTGCATCGCCCTCTTGGCCGTGTCCATCAAGTCATCCGACCTCCAGGTCTTCACCAACTCGACAACACCGTCCCCCGTGATGACAGCAACCGTCATGTCGTCCCCGCTCCGGGCAACATCGAGCCCCAAATGCCGCCCCTTCTCCTCCTGCGGAGGCGCATCAGCCGCCTGCTCTAGCAGCCACTCCGGCACAAGCTGGTAGTCGCCTCCCCTCGGCGGGAACTTGCCTAAGACGCGCACATAGAACTGCGGTGAGTCGGTCCCGTAAAAGCTCTCCTGCTCCTCGATCCACTCACGCGAAATGATCTCTGCCGGGACATCATGCGCCGCAATCTGGAACCTCTCCCACTTGCCCCGCTGATGCGACTCGTAAAACGCACCATCCGACTTGTTCCCGTTGCCTATCAACAGCACATAGCAGTTAGGGCTCGTCAAGTACCCCCGCATAGCGTCAAAGATGTGGTCCTCAACACCAGACGCCTCATCGACGATTACCAAGAGCCCTCCAGGACCCCCAGGCTGCGACCCCTTACTGTGGAAACCTTGGAAGCGCTCCTCCTTGTCCGTACTTAGCCCTTGGGCAAACCAGGTAGGCCCAATGTCCAGGCGCGTTGTCATGAGGTCGCCCTTCATCGAAAATTTCGCATCGCCAAACGCCGTTCGCACCTCGCGCCAAAGTAGTCCCACCTGGTGCCACGTCGGGGCGGTCGTGACAACGATGGCGTCTCGCCTCGTGTACAAGAACCACAGCAAAATCCGCGCGGCCCAGGTCGTCTTGCCTGCACCGTTACAGCTAACGGCCGTGACCCGCTGCTTCTCTACCAACGCACGACCAATCTCCTGCTGCTTCTCCCAAGGGTCAAAGCCCAGAATGTCCCGCGCAAAACCTACCGGGTCATCAACATACTCTCCAAAGGGCGCCTCAGCCTGCGTCCCCAATCTGGAGTCCAACTGCTGCCGCACCTCGGCCCAAGACCTCTGCGTCAACCCGGTGTATGATTCTGGTTGCTGCATCCTTATCGCACTCGTCTAAGACTATATCGGCCCATCTTGCCATCACGGCAACCAAGTCTCTCGCGTTCAGCGCCGTAGCCGCATCGAGCTTGATTGACCATGCCTTCTCCTGACGGCGACCCAGGCGCTCGGCTGCTTTAGCCAATTCGTCAAGCGCACCGTCCTCCGCTACACCCCTCTCTAACAGATCTCCTAGCTCGTTCAAAGACTGCGCCCCCTCATCAGTGCCAAGATTCCTCATCGCCTTCTCGTAAAGCTCTAAGGCCATCGCCCTGAACTGCGGAGAATCGCAGTCCGCAGCACGCTCCACCGCCTTCTGCACCGTGATGTCTAAGAGCGCAATCGTCTCACGCAAGTCCAAGAGCGACGGGTCGTTCAACGCCTCCTCGTAAGCGTGGCGGAATCGACCTAAGCCCTTTGCGTATCGACCATGCTTGATCTGACCACCAGGCGAGTTGCCGCCGTGGTAACGGCATACGCGGCGACCAGCCACTACGGGACGCTTGCAGCGCTCCCCAGTCGACTTGCTCTTGGCGCAACAACGGTTGGGCTCGTCTCCGGGCTCGTAAGTAGTCTTGCTCTTAGCCACAAAAGTCCTCCGAATATCTCAAAAAATTTTCGGCCATGTTGAGTTCGGCTTTTTGCCGCCAGGATTCTAGGTCATAGGCGCCGGAACGCAACCCCTAGGACGTTGCATTTGGTCAAAGGCGACGGGGTACAGCGCACAAAATAGGGGGGTTATGGGATATCAGGAGGGGGGGGCCGAGAGAATTGGGACTTCCTTCGAAGCCGAATGCGACTTCCTTCCCGGTACGATGTCGCATTGACTGTCGGCCCTTGCGACTTCCTAGCGCGCCCCTTGCGACTTCCTAGCGCGGCCCTCGGCCCTCGCCTCGCGGCGCGGCGCGCCTCGACCTCGGCGCCCTGGGCGTCGGCGACGCCCTGGGCGCCCTGCGCCGCGCGCCTGGGCGCCGTGCGCCACGCGCCGCGAGGCGGCGCAGGGCGCGCCGTGCGCGACGTTCGGCGAGCGGGCGGCCGCGCGGTCGGCGACGCGCCGAGGACGCGAGGAGCGCGCCCAGGGCGCGAGGCGGGCGGCGCCTTTTTCCGGGGACGTCGGGCGTGCGCGCGCGGCCCGTCGGTCGGGCGTGCCACCACGCCGCCCTGGGCGCGCCCAGG